TATGAGTATGCGTGCCCAAGCGTTAGTGTTAATATATAAAATTAACTACGCTATTATGAACAACAGGCTCTGGCTATCTTTTTACTCGATGCTTTATAGATACTTTAATTAATTGTAAAAATGTACTTTACTAATTACTATATAGTTCTCTATTGTCTATCCTTCTGACCATCCAATAGCACGCCATGCAGAGAAGGTGTTTGCAATTTTAAACCTCTTAAAATCAAATGCGTTGCCTTGTTCAATTGTTCTGGTAAGGAACGTGTTACCATCATAAAACGGAGGAACTTCTCCAGTCTCTGTCTTATAAGAATCTTCGAAAGAGTTTATTCTTTCTCTGAAGATTGTTGCCGTTGGTGGTTGAAGGTCGAATTCATAATACATAACAACAGTCTCTCCTGTTTCTGGATATGTATAAGTAATGGGCTTAATATTTATTAAGTTATCAATCTTAATCATATAAATTACAACAGATTTGTTCGCAAATGCTGGAGAATGAGTCGAGTATCCACCTTCGGCTTTCAACTCTAAATCATTAACAGGATTTGCTGGCAATTGTACGACTCCATCTGATGCTATTAGTTCGCCTTGACATTGGCCGACAGGCCCAACTCCAACATTCAATTGCGTTTTATTTCCACCATAAGGTCCACTAAATGGTCCACCGTTTGGAATCGGATTTATTGTTGTTCTAATTCCAACCTGACCAAGACCAGCAGTTGGAACAAGAACGAATTCGCTACTTTTCGCATTCGGCCACATTTCTATGGAAAAACCATGTGCATTATAATACACCGTCTTATCTGCATATGGGTCATATAAGTCATAAAGATAACGAACTTGACTTACTGCATTGGAGCCATAGCCCTCTTGCGGATTTCCTCTAAGTCTTTTCTTATAATAAGCCATGTGCGTGCCCTCCCTTACGTGCTCATACTCACCATCATCATTTGGCTTTAATTCTACAAAAGAATAACATTTTGTATCATAAGGATTTGATTGATATACGGAATTTATTTTTGAATAATCATTCCAAGGTTCGCCAAATTCGTTACTTAGATTTTCGTAGAACTTGCTAAAGTCCTTCATTCCAATATAAGCATAACTGCCAGAACCGTTATCTGGACCAACAAAACCCCCAGAATACTCCTCTGGGTCTAGTCTATTAAACGAATGTTTCCCTGTCGGTGTCCATCCAGCAACCGTCTTTACTGGGACTAAAAACTCCGCATGAGGTGTTATTGATTGTGTCCAAAAACCAACAGAATTTGTACCTTTAACATTATATTTAAAATCCAACTCCCAAGTTCTTATTCCGTCATTATCCTCTTCTTCATTTGGCGGCGACCCGCCGCCAAAATATCTTGGTGATGCCACATAAACATATGTGCTTCTCCCATTGTTGTAATATACACGAGCACCAATTTTGTACCTTGTTCCTTCCCTCCAAGGCACTGCATAATTCCAATCTATTTGCCAACTTGACGGGTCTGAGTCTGGTGAAGCACCGCTATCGGTAAATGCTATAGCCCTGTAAGCAAATCCAGAAGGCTCATGCCAGACTCTATTTCCAGCAATATATCCAGCCTGTTCTGCCTTTTTCTCATCCCATTCTGGGAGAGCATCTGCTCTTTTTGCAAACATGTCTCAAACAATCCACCATTGCCAGTAGAACGTAGAAGCACCAACCTTTACTCTTGCAACAGAAAGATTACCAGTGGCGTGTATTTGAGTTGCCACAACGTCTGCTGGCTCTTTCTTTGCAGTATCTGCTGGTATGTATTTTACGCTAGCAAGAGGATATTGTGATGTTGATGCGTTTAGTTCTGTTTCAAGTTGATTTACAAACTTTACAACAGTCGTATTGGGGAATGGCTTATCTGCTTCATATGCAACCTCCAAGACTATGTAACCATCTGCTGTTATTGTTATTTTTGGCGGTAGTTCCTCTGCGTCTAGTTGGTCAAGATATAGACTTCCAATTTTTGGAATAACTCTATTTACGGTTCCAATGGAGCATGTCACATGACATGCTCCATTAACATCAGTATAAGGCAGTACTTGAAAGTTTCTGAATGCCGCACCAGTAGTATTTTGTTTTACTCTTATTACTGTTGCGTTGCTATACCTTGCTACCTGATAGCCATCCCCAGACACAATTTCATTTCTGTCAATTCCTCTTTGAATTGACTTAACATGGTCAATGCTGAACTGGTCTCCGACATTTATATTTCTAGAATTTCTCGGATTATATCCGTCAGAGTTTCCAAGATGATTTATTCCCATAAATTTAATTATAATTAAGAACCGTCTGCTTTAAACCTTGGATAAACGTATTCGTTGTGAGGCTTATTAAGTTTAGACAGCGTGAAGTCTAGTTCAACCTTAAATATTGTTCCGTGTTCTGTTACATTTGTCCCAGTCAACAACCAAGACAGGTTTGCACTTCCTGCATCAAGGTAGTCTGGTGCATATGCTGGTCTGCTTGACTGCTTTCCAAGGCCGCTGAAGAGAAACGGAGCCCATCCAGCAACAGACTTGCAGTAGTACTGAACCTTGCAAGTTCCGCTCGGGGATACGAACTGCTCAAGTGCTGGAACCTTTGGATGCTTTGGACCGAAAGCAACAAAGTAGTTTGTATTCTCATCGTATTTGATTTTTTGCAAGTCATTGCCAGCCTCAGCCTCCCACTCTTTGAACTTTGGGTGATATCTAATACTTTCCTCAGAAGCCTGTCCAGACAATGTAAACTCTGGTCTTGTCATATTTCCATTTGCTATCCCAATGTATTTTGCAGTCGCATATGCTATCTTTGCTTTACCATATGATGTTTGAACGTCCCAGCACAGAAGCCTTCCATCCGCTGGGTGTGGGGTTCCGACAACAGGTATGTCTTTGTCAGCACCTCTATTATTGTGTGAAAAAACGAATTTTGCACTTCCTTCAAGAAGTCCACGTCCGTTATCTGTCACCTCCCAGTCTGGTTGCAAGCCCTCCATAGAGGAGGGCATGTTTCCGTATTGGATTGGAGTTGCTAGTGTGCCTTTTCTTAAAATATCATATTGTATACTCATTTTTATTATCTTGATGCTCTTCTTACGTTCTGCATCGAGAACGGCACGTTTCCAAACTGGTCTGGTGTGAGGCCAAACTGCTTAAGTGCTAAATCGTATGACTTTTTCAAAATGTCAAGTTGTTGTTTAGATACTGATAACTGATTTTCTCTGAAGTCAATACCACCACCCATACCCTTCTTGGCGGCATCAGAAGCACCCCAGTTGAATTGCATTGTAGTTAGTTTATCAAATTCCTTCATCGCACCCATTGTTGATTTTTGAACTGTTCTTAGTGCCGCTTCCTTTTCCTGCTGACTTCTCTTTGGGTCTGCCAGAATTGCCTCAGCCTCGGCTTGGTCTCTTTGCATTTGCTCTATTGCGTTTTGAACAGCAACTACCTGCTTGTCAATCGGAGTCGTGCCCTGTCTTTGCATCAACAACTTCTCACGCTCTTCCAAGCCCTTAATGAGTTCATCTCGTGCGGCTCTCTCAGCATCGTGACGTTCTCTTTGCAACTTCAAGAGGAATGCCTCGTGTGCTCGTTCTTTCTCTATGACTGCAATCTTCGCATTGCCAAGAGCGTGCTCCATGTCGGCTTGTTTTTGAAGGTCATAAGCGTTGTTTCTCTTTAGTTCTGCAATGTCTTCTTCTACTTTCTTTACTTCGTCTTGGGCCTTTAAGAGTTCAAAGTAAGACTCCTTTTGCTCACCGATTGGTGTCTGAGCCATTTGAAGTCTCAAGTCTCTTTCACGTGCCTGTCTGCCTCTCTGGATTTCAATCTTTCTCTCTTCAGCAGTTCTAACGTTATTTCCGCTTAGTTTATCTCCCTTTTCGGCTGTCTTTCCAGTTTCTCTTTCAAGGCGTTCCTTTGCCCTCTTTTCTTCATCAGAAAGTTCTTTTACAGCCACGCCAGCCTCTCTATACTTTTTGCTCAACTCTGCAAGTTTCTTATTTTCTTCATCAGTACGGTTTTCCTTATTGGCAAGTTCCTTTATCTGAGACATGTAAACCTTTTGAGTTTCTATGGCATGTTTTCTTTTTGTATTCAACTCATCTAACTCTTTTGCTAACTTTTTCGCTCTAGCACCCTCTTCTACCATTCCAAGAGATTCACCCAAGGCATACCCCTGTTGAGCGAATCTATCTCCAGATTTTTGAACTTCTCTTCCGCCTTCAACTATTATATTTCCAAATCTGTCTCCCTCTTTATCAACTTCTTTAAAGTTTTCTTCTGCACCCTTAAGGAAGCCGTCTCCAACTTGGTCTATAGAAGCACCAGCATCTCCAAAACCCATTACCTTAGCCATTAATGCAACCAACTTAACAACACCTCCAATTATTGTATTAACAATGCCAGCAACACTATGCCATGCTTGCAATAATACGCTTCCAGTCAGTTTAACGGCAATCTTTAAGCCTTCAACTAGCAGACCAATCATCGTCACAAGCATTCCAAATATCTGAACAAATGGCATCACAAGAGGCTTAAGGTCTTGTGTGATTTCTTCCATCGTCGCTCCAATCCCTGTCAATGAGCGAGTCATAGACTCGCTATATTTATATCCAGAACTTTCTGCGTCCTTTGTTGCGGTAGAAGTCATCTCAAGGATTGGCAACAGGTTCTGCCAGTTAGCACCAAAAAGTTCAGCAAGAATTGCGTTTCTTCTGTTTTCATCACCAATCTTCATTACGCTTGCACGAACTACATCTAATGCATACCCAGTGTTTTGAGTAGCCTTATCCATCTGCTCTTGAGAAAGACCGAGTTCTTTAAATGCTTGATATTGTGGACCCCCAGGTTTTAGAAGGGCACGACCCATGTTCATCTCAAGGAATCTAAAACCTCTTGCAAGTTGACCGACAGACTGCCCAGTTGCTTGAGCCATCATCTGCATCTTTCCCATTTGGGCAATCGGAATGTCGTACTTTGTTGATACGCTTATCAACTCTCTTGACTCATCTATCAGTTGCTTGCCGACTTCTACACACTTATCTAATATCTTTTGATATATGTTAAACTTGGAGATATTTTTTGAAATACCAGACTCCATGTTGTTCCAAGCATTATCAAAATTTGCTCTTAGAGACTGTAATGCGGCTGTGGCGTTTGCCACATTGATATTAAAATTCCAATTCATAGAACCTTAACTTTCTTTTTTACACCAGATGAAGAAAGAGATTCCATTATCTTCTTCTCGAAATCTTGAAGTTCTTTTAGTTTGTCCTGTTCGGTGTCTTCCTGCTCTGTTGATATGATGCTAATCTCTCCTCCTTCTTGGATTGCAAAAGCAGTAGAGTACCAGATTGCTTTTGAGAACGGCATGTTCCATGCCTCCTCTTCACTGAAGCCAAACTTGGTTATGAGCAATGTAACGATAGCCATCGTGCTGGGTAGATTTGATTCAACCTTGCCATCATCTTGGTTTTCCTTTGTCCAAAGTTTTGGAACAGTCATTGACTCACTAAGGTAAAAACCGAATTGAGCAAATGCACTTGCTTGACGTGTAAGGATGCCCTCAAGCATATAATACTTCATCCGCTCAGAGAACTTTGGACGAGCAACTGCTTCTTTCCAACTTTTAGTTGAGCAGACTCTCAGTGCTATAAAGAGGTCTTTATAGCACATGGTTTTATCCTTTGATGTTGATACAAAGGGAGAGTCTAGTGCTTCAAGCGTTATCCAGTGTCTTGGGCAGAAGTAGTCTAGTTCTATACCCCCAATTACGAACTTGGGGGGGCAGAGGAATGCTGTGAGATATCTTTTATCCACGGCTTGTGTTCAAGCCGAAGCACAATTATGCTCCGCTTGGAGCAATTGCGGCGATACCCTCGTAACAGGCGGCTTTGATATCAACCTTGACGAATTCCTTTGAGCCAGCCGACATGCTGACTTCGGTAATAAGTGCTGTTTCTCCATTGATAGCAAGTGTTGCCCCAGCCTTAACAAGTGTTGCGGCAGTGCTTTTAACCCTTCCGCTTACAGATATTTCAGCACGACCATCGGACATTCTGATTCCAGTAACAATCCCGTTCTGGTCTACGATTTCCTCCATGTTTGCGTGCTTGACTGCTCTTGAGTAAGAGTCAATAAGAATCCCCGTAATAGCAAGGTCGTCAAGACCGTACTTAAGCACGGTTCCGTATGTCTTCGGTGTATCTGGGCTTGTGTTTTCAAGACCATCAAACTGGGGAGGGTTATTAGCGAAATCTTCAGCCATTGTAGTTTATTACTTTTTGATTAATTCAATTGTTTCCTTCGCCTTGGCAACCTTAGATGAGTTTGCGTTCTTTACTCCAGCGTAAAAGCCGCCAGAGAAGCCAATAACAAGTGCTATTAGAGCGAGTAACATATACGCATTGGTTGCTGTCAACTCAAGTTTTCACTGGCTAACGCTTGGGTTTATGTTATAATTGTAATGAACCTCAAACTTATACTGAGTTGCAAGTCTTCTTTCTTCTCTCATGTCATTTACAGACCCATAAAGAACATTATAAATATACAAATATTTTACGTTAGTCTTGTTTCTGTTAGCCTTATTTAATATTAAGGAACGAACCTTATCACATACATTCATGTGTTCATCTGGTGTTAGTTCGTCAGAACTAGACATTATAACAATATCAAGTTCGGAAATAAAGTTATCTTGTGCGTCTGGATGTTCGTCCATTAGACGGCTTTCTCCAGCGACAACAACTATACAAGGAATCTTGCGTTCCTCGTATGTGTTTGACTCAACAATCTCGTAATTAGACCCAGAGAAAGCGTCTCTAAGTTTCTTTATAAAGTTAAATTCTAGTGCTCTTCGTTCGCTCATGTTTATGTTTTAATTGAATTCCAGTAATTAAGTAAATTGTCGAATAGTTTCTTTGTTTCCGAATCCATTATCTTGGTTCTTCTATTCCAGATTGCCCGTTGAATTGAACCATCAAATATACCATTAAGGTTTGCATATTTGTTCTCTATTCGCAAAACCATAACACCTCTGCTATCTTTTTTCACAGAGCCAGAACCCCAGCCAACACTTTTACCGTGAGGCCAATTTATTACAGTGACTCCGCTTGGAACCTGTCCTCCAATTGCCTTTGCCGCCTTGGTCCATCCGTTTATAACTATACTTGCATAGTTATAGAGGCTCTTTTCGTTTGCAATTTTATTAATTGTGTTAGCATTTTTGACATAGTACTTCTTTTTTGACCCGCCTTTTTTATACTGACTTTTCCATTGTATAAACTTGCCAAGTTCGGCATCATCTACAACATAAGGCCTCGATGGAGCATCATCTGGAACTGTAAATCCTCTTTTTAACAAAAGTTTTTCTAGCAAGTCCCATCTTCCGATGCTTGCTAAGTTCTGAGAGCCATTTGTCTTGAATTTAAATCCCTTTTGCATTACATGTTGTGTAACGTTTATATACCCAGACATGAACCAAAATTCTGGACTTCTGCTTTCCCAAGGCTTAAACGCAACACTGGCTAGTGCGGCGTTTTCCTGTTCATATTTTTGTATTGCGTTATTTGCAGTAAGTTGAGTGTTTGCTCTTGTTGGAAGCGAATACTTTGCCATTTCATGGCAAAGTGCAGTTCCTTGAGTCTTTAATAACGTTTCAGCAGACGGATAGAATTTTTTAAGTAGCAAGGCCCAAGCCTTTGGAAGATTGTTATGCTCCGTAACACTCCATGACATACGACCAGCATTGCTACTTAACGTAAGTCTTCTAAAGGCTAATAGAGTCAGTTGCATCTTATTGATTGTATATAATCACAAATGCATCAAACCAAGGGCTTGGTGGTCTGTAAGTAACTCTATCGATTGCGTATGTTCTGCCAAATATAATTAATCTTTCTCCGAACTCTGGAAGGTTTCTTTCAAGTTTGCTACCTTCTTCTATATAGAATCTAACTCTATATCCAGCCTTGAAAGTAAAGCCACCAACATCAAGAGTATCCTCAATGGTGTTATTGTCTAACAATACTATATGCTTCTCGTTTCTGAACGTGACCTCTCTTCCGAAGTCCGTTAAGAACTCGCTAGCATCATTACGCATTTCATCCCAGAGCGACATTTTAGTAAACAAAAAGGGGTGGCTGTTAGCCACCCCTTGCTTTATGTCCACCAGACCTTATTACTCAAGGTCTACTGCGTCAGACTGACCAACTTGCTTTGGTTCAGTCTTTTCTGGCTGAACTTCGCTCCGTGGCTTTCTGCCAACCTTAGCCACAATCTTCTCAATCACCGATGGCTTTTCATCGGAGGTGAGATGCGTTGCGGCTCTTGTTGCTTCTCTTGCGTCCTTAGACTTGCAGTGCTTTGTTGCGAGAGGTCGATGGTATAGATATGCTTCATATCCTTCTGTGCGAACCTTTTCAAACAGTTCGACAGCCCCAGTTGCTTCTTCTCGGCTAAAAGCCTTAGCCTCAATTTTACCGTTTTTAATATATGTTACAATCGTGAACTTTGTCATACTTGTGCAAAATAAGACCCCCCTTGCGGGGGGTCAAGTGCTTTCCTTTACTTTCTTTATTAGCGATTAGTCGCTAATCTTGATGCGTCCGAGGCAGTTGCTTTGACCAACGGCCACACCGTAAAGGATGGACATTGAAATCTTCTGCTTGCCCGAGTCGCCGTCGTACCACTCACGAACCTGTACGGTCAGACCAGACTTTTCGTCTGTCGCAGAGGCAACATTGCCGTACCAGTTGGAAGGAACAGCAGGCTGACGTGTTGCGATGATGAACGCTTCTGGGGAAACGGCAACACCAAAGAGGTCGTCATCCATTGAGTTGAAGAGCGTGTTTACAGTGCCGTCCGACTTGAGGGCTCCTTGGAATGGAAGGGCTGAGTACTGATTGACTTCAAACCCGTGGATGCGAGGCAGAAGGTTCTCAGTGAGAGGAGCGTTAGTACCCGAAGCATACTGGGCTTGGATAGCGTTGTCCTTAGCGAGTGCTGTGTACAGGCGAGGACGGACAATCAGAAGGCGACCTGCTTGAGGTACGTTCTTGTCAGTCAGAGTCTGTGAAACGTCAGCGACCGCATCAGCATCCCAGTTGGCGATAGCACCGTTGTAAGAAACACCAGCAGTGCCGACAGTGCCGAAGTTGGCAGGGGTTACGAGAGCGAAGATATCGTCAAGAACGGCCTTTGAAACGGAGTGAGCGGCAGGACGGATGAATGTCTTGCGGAGCATTTCGTATCCACCCTTAGCAACTTCACCGTCATCGAAGCCCATCACGAAGCCCTTATGCTTATTCAGCGTAATGGCACGCTCTGTCGATGTAACGTCAGAAGCAGAATAACCAGAGACACCGATATCGGTAGCGTCAACGGCTGATGCGATACGTGTCTTAACGGTTTCACCACGGGTTGCGATTTCGCCACCAAAGTTTGTGGTAAACTTTGAGACGAGGGGGAATTCAGCAAGAAGCGTTGTGAGCGAATCTTGAGCAATTACTGTGAGGTTAATACCTCCGAGTGAGTTTGACATAGTTTATATAAGTTCTTATGAACAACGCTTGGGCTATGTCAACCGATGGAAATAAAAAGGCCCCATTTAAGGGGCCTTTGTTTGATGATTATTTGCTTCTTCCTCTATTGGAACGTCCGCCTTTTCTTCGCTTTACTACTCTTCTTTTTGCGGCTCTATCCTTCTTGCCACCGCTACCTTTACGTCTATTTCCAGTTTGAGTTACACCAGCACTAGCAATAAGACCTTGCCCCTTTTTGCTTGAGCCAAAGCCCTTGGTTCCTCTTTCCTTTCCTCCAGAACTTCCGCCTTTTTGTGGTGCTTTCGGCTTTCCTGCTGGAGTTGGTTTCCCACGTCCACCAGTTGGCTTTTTCTGTCCAGTCGGCTTGCCCTTTGGGTTGCCCTTGCCTCCCTTTCCTCCCTTGCCTCCCTTTGGGGTTGGCTTTGGTGCAGGTTTCGGAGCAGGCTTTGGAGTGGGCTTCGGCTGACCACGTGGGGTTGGCTTTGCTGTCGGAGCAGGCTTTGAGGCTGGCTTCGGTGTTTGCGGTTGAGAGGCAGGTGTTGGCTGACCTCTGAACTGACCACCAATCTTTGACTCATTAGCAGGAACTGGCGTGATTTGACGCTGACCTTCAGAAACCAGTCTGTTAACAACAGCAATTTTATTGTCTGCGTTTATCTTTACGCTAGAGCCGTCACCAAACTTAATAGTATCACCAGAACGTAGTACATCAAGAAGTTCTTCCTTGGACATTGTGCCCTTTGGTGCATCTTGAGTCGTACCGAATGAGGTTAGAACTCGCAACTCGCCCTTGCGAGTTGCTGTTCTAATCCCTGCGGCATCAGCACGAATTTCACTGCCCTTAGAGAAGCGACCTGTTCCAGTCGCATAGTATGTTCTTCCTCCGCCTGCCATAGATTACTTGGAGCGGCCTCTGCCAGAACGACCACCCTTGCGAGTGTTATTCGGTCTGTTGATTCTAGCACCTTGAACGCCCTTGAGCGTTCCGCCAGCACGGGTAGTGCCCTTCGGGGTTGGTGCTCTTGGACCACGTTTCTGAGCGGGCTTCTGAACTCCAGCCTTCTTATCTGCGGCTCTCTGCTTTGCGTTTGCGGCACGGCGAGCGGCATAAGCCTTAGTCATCTGACCACGAGTTGACCTTGGTGCAAACCCACCAACCTTAGAGGTTCTTGTGTTGAGTTTGGCATTGCCAGCACTACCCTTAATCTGCGTCTTGCTTGAGTTCGGGCTTGGCTTGTAAGTGGATGTTGGGCCGACCTTCTGGAAGCCGATTCCTTGTCCCTTGTTAATCTGGTTTGTGCCTTGTCCAATGCCTTGCAGAATACCCATCGGAAGGGCTTGATTAACCGTTCTTTCAATTGGGTTCTTATCGTTAATTCTTCGTGCCGCACCTCTTTCGCCACCAGTCTTGGGCTTCACAGTACCATCCTTGCCAATCTTATTCTTTCCGTCATTGACGTTGCCAGAATATCTCAAGACCTTGCCTCTGGGGATAACGTTCGAACCAGCCTTCGCACGGCCTTCGTTTGCCGCTGGAACGTTAATCACAGCACCAAGTCGGCCAATTAATTCGTCACGATTCTCGGCAGTAACCTTGTGGAGAACGCCGTCTGGGGTTTTGATTTTATCTCCGTTCTTAATCAGTTGTTGAGCCCGTTCGTAAGTTATCTTACCTTCAGTTCCAGAACCAGAAACAGCACCGTGAATCGGTATCTCCTTCTGGTTAAGTCTGTTTGCTGGGTTCTTATTGTATTGACGGAGGGCAGAGCGGTCAGCCCTTACCTCGTATGCTCTTGTGAAGGAGCCTGTTCCTGTTGCGTGCCAAGTTCTCGACATAGTATGGGTACTATATGGTCAACTCTCGGTTAGAGTCAAGCGTTCTTTTTAAGAACGCTTGGCTCTGAGAAGTGAAGAGGCGTGACGCTCGATTACAGCCTTGTTGGCGAGGTAGAACTTACGCTGTTCTGCACCCTTGAGGGCTTCGAACTGCTTAAACACTTCGTCATCAGTCTGTTCTGCCTTGGTCTGCTGGTCAACCGAGACGGCTACCGCCTCAACTCCAGTTTGTGCAACGATTTGTGCGGCCTTTTGCTCTACAGTTGAGGCAGACTTCTCGATGGTTGAAACCTTGGCTACGAGTGCTTCGAACTTTTCGTTCAAGGCCTTCATGTGTGCAATCGCTTCTTCCTTTGCCTTTGTTTCGTTAGCGAGGGCAACCTTGGTGGCTTCAACTTCTTCAGAAGCCATTGGCTTTGACTGACTTACGGAAGCAAGTTTTTCAAGTACTGCCTCAATCTTGCTATTAAGGGCTTTAGCAGTTGCGTTAATAGAAGACTCTTCAGATGCGACAGTAGCGGGCTTTTCTTGGCCTGCTTTGACTTCCTTGACTTCTTCTGCTTTTGGTTGTTCATTCAATTCTTCAGCCTTGGACTTCTTGCCACCACGAATACGCTTCATCTTTGGGGCTTCTTCGCCGTCTTCTGGCTGACCAGTGACCTTTTCCTTGTTGATGCCTTCAAGCACGTTACCACCTTCGGCAGGAGCAGGAGCATCTTCAGCCTTGGCGTTTTGGTCCATTTGGCGTGGGCCAGTTGTTGAGGCATCTTCATACTCTGCCTTGGCATCCATTGGGCCTTGATAGCGTCCACCAGTTTCCTTGAAGCCGCCGACCTTTTCCTTCATGTCGGATTCATCTTCTGATTCGTCTTCAGACTCGTCTTCGGAATCTTCGGCTTCATCTTTCATTTCGCCTTCGGTCATCTTTTCTGGGGCCTTGTACAGACCAGCATACTTCGCTTCCATTTCCTCGACCTTCTTCATCATGTCAGTGTTGCACTGCTTCATGGAAGCATCCATGTCGAGAACCTTCTTCATGGCTTCGGTGAGACCATCTTCCATCTTCTTCATACGGTCAAAGTATGTGTTGTTATCCCCAGCCATTGCTGTGAGTTTCTCGTTGAGAGCCACAGTCTGCTTGTTCTGTGCTTCGATGAGTTCTTTGAGGATAGTGTCTATGGATTTGCTCATATTATGTAGTAATAATTATAAATGTTCTATTGTCAACCCAAGCGAGGCTCGCTTGAGTATCAAAAGGCGTTGCCGAGAAGCCTTTTAAGGCTTTCGTCCATGTTAAACTGTCTGTTTAACTTAATGGAATCAACAACGTCCTTCCAGTTATCAACGAGGTTAGTGGCGAGACCCTTTCTTACAGCCTCGTCACCATAGAAGGATTGGCCTTGGAGGTCATCCTCGCTTGCAAAGGCTCTTACGAGTCTAACATCTCTTATGAACCTTCTGTGAAGTTCATCAACTTCATCTTGAAGTCTTTGTCTTTGAAGTTCTGAAAGGCCAGTGTTTTCTACGCCAGCGGCCTTATAGTCACCAGATTTGATGATATCAATCTCGATGCCTTCCTTTTCATACTTCTTCTCCATGTTCTTCAGCGTCAAGTATATACCACAAGCACCGATACTCGATGAAGATGTTACATAGAACCGAGAGCATTGGCTTGCGAGCCAGAATGCGGCGGAGCCGCAGTCCCCTTCGCAGTATGCAACAGTTGTCTTTGGGTATTCTCTAATCTTCTTTGCCATTTCCTCAAGGCCAGAAGTTGAACCACCACCAGAATCGAACTTAAATACTACTTCTGTGATATCATCACGCTTTTCCCAGCAATCGAGTGTGCATGCTATTTCTTTGATATCGGCACAGCCAAGCATTCTTTCAATCTTTGACAAGCCCTTGCCAATGACACCCTCAACAGGGATACATCCCATTCCATCTTTTACCTCGGGGTCTTTCATTGACGAGAAGAATGAATCTGCATCAAGCCCAGCATTTGGGCCTTCATCTTCTTCTACCCAAGGATTGCCAGCACGAGGACGCTTTCTTGGCTTACTAGCCTTGTTCTCATACTTATCAGACCAAGCAGACAGGTAATATGCTATGTCTGGATTAGAAAGAATCATATTTGCATTGTCCAAAAAGGCTTTTGCCTTTAGTGGGTCAATTAACATCGGCCTTCCAGCCGATATTGCGTAACAGAGGTCGTTTCTAATCATCGTATAAATGTTTGGTCTTTGGGTGCAGAAAGGCCTTCGTTTTGTTTTGGAAGGGTGTCAACAGAAATTGTTGTCTCATTGATGGCACTTACACCTCCACCAATCGATGGCCCGCTCCCTTCTGGCTGGTAAGCACCAACCAAGTCATCCTGCATTTCAATGCCTTCTGGCACTTCAGTCTCCTGTATTAATGGCTTTCCGTCTGGCCCCATAACAGGCTTGCCATCTGGACCAATAACGGGCTTGCCCATTTCATTCGGAGATGGGCCTCCACCTTGTGGCGAGAATCTGAACAGGTCTTCTCTATCGAGGCCAGTTTCCTTCGCAAGTTTCTTTAAGAACAAGAAGTTCTTGGCTCGCTTACGCATGGTCTTTTCATACTGCAAGCCACGAGCGGCGAAGTCGTCCTCAAGGGTGTTTCTTCCCATTTCAAGGTCGGCACGCTCATTCTGAGCGTCCCGCCCAGCATCAACAGTTACATTCTTTGTAACCATCCAGTCAACACGCCACCAGTTCTTTGCGGATGGCAGGTCTCCACGACTAATCTTAGTTCCGAGCCAATACTGGAAGTATGGATTCAAGAATCTCTTGATGATTATATTCTGACGCTTCGAGAAGTATCTTGATGCCTTTGCGACTACTAGTCTTACAGAAGCACCCCCAGCCTTTGTTGGGTCGGCTACAAACTCATAAGGAAGAGAGCCCATCACAGAGTCTCTACGGAGGTGCTCAATGAAGCCAGTAAAGGCCGTTGTCGGCCTTGCTGGCTGGTGAGCCACGAGTTCTTCGTTCGGTTGGATGACCGCAGTAACACCGCCAAGGACTCTATCTAAAGCACCAGTGTCAGTCTGACTTTCTCCAAGTGCTTGACCGAGGCCAATATCACCATTGTCGGCAGACGTGTCGTGTGTTTTGAATATTCTTGATACACGGGCATTATCTTTAGCCGCAACTTTTTCCATCGCAAGCAAGTCCATCTCGTCACGCATGTTGTTTATAGCATGCTGATGTGGCGGGTATGCACGAGAAGATGAAGCCTGCGTAGCCTCGTAAATATGCATCATTGATGCGGCTGGAATCGGCGTATAAGAGCCGTCAGATTGCTTCACATAATATACGCTCGGAACGCCAAACTTATTATATCTTATTCCATCTGCGATGTTAGTATCCTGCCCCATTGTTGGGGGTGTCTCAACTCTATGGGACTCTATTATTTGGAACTTCGGAACCCCATTACGCTTCGCTTTTATTACAAATATTTCACCATCTCTGTCTAGTGCTTCACAGATGATATACAGGGACTCAAGGAGCGAGAATCTTCCAGTTACCTCTGGTGATTCTGACTCTTGCTCCCACTCTGACTCAATTAGAGACTGCCACTCAAAGTCCCCGCCATTTGCTTGCATGTGTATTCCGTCTCCAATGGAATACAATGCTGTATCTTTTATTTGCTGTCTAAATAAACCATTGTTTTTCTCAAGCCATCTCGAAAGACGAACCATCTCACGCCGAACATTTGCCGTCATTTCCTGACGGAAATCTGTCGGCATTGGTGCGTCTATTCTAGACCTGTGAGGCGAATAGCGTGCTGAGTCCCAAGTGCCAGTATAAGCCTTTGGCTTTATGGCGTTTGAGATTGCAAGTCTTGCTCTTGCAAAGAATCCGAGCGGCTTTTTACTTTCTTCGTTCATCTATAAATTGAGCGACCATAATTGGTCCAAAGACCCCTTATGTTCTTGCCATCCAACTTATCGAGTGCATACTGGACTTCGTGAAGGATTTCCTTTGGTGGCATTGCAAATTGTTTTGAGGCATTGTTAACGCCATCTCCATATGACATGATTGTTTTGCCTTGGAGAATTAACTCAACGGCTCTATCCCTCATTTTGTTGAGGGTTTCACGTGGTAATCCGACAAATATTCCTTCTGCGGCCATTAAGAATGGCTCAGTGTCAACTTGTTACCCATCACTTCTCTTTTCAGTTCTGTCGAGAAGTTCCTTATGGAACTTCTCCCATAATTTCTTAATTTCTTCGATTTCAGCATCAGACGGCTTTATTGTTGTTTTTACAACATCTCTATCACGAAGACTTCTATCGTCTCTTACTGTTATCTCTGTTTTAACGGGACTTTTCTTTTCCATAAAGATTATTACTTGTCAATTCCAGAAAACCCTTTATTTGGTATAAATGTATACTTAACGCCAGCCATTGCGGCTAGTTCCTTGTTTCCAGCATGAAGGTCTCTCCATACGGCAAGGTCAGCCATAGTACACCCGAACTTTGTTGGCTTTGGGTCTGTAAACTTCCGTGTTGATAAAACGGTTTTTACAGTAGTTCTAACATATACTTTATTTATATCTGAGTTTGTTAATTTAAAGTTTGATGCTCGCTCAAGGATATAAGTCCCCTCTTTCGAGGTGACAACCATTTTCCTCTCTCCAGTATCTCTGAACGTCTTCCAGTCACCATGTGAGAAACTTCCACCAAAGAACCTTCCTTCTTCGGATGGGTGAGAATGGATAGTTGTACCTCCAACCAATTGCCCTTCACTAGTTACCATATAAACCTTGCCCTTATCTGCGATAGTATTATAACCAAGAAATTTGTTATTTTTGTCATAAGCGGCTATCATCTCAACTTCTGAGTTTGCCCATTTTTTGATTAAGGCATCAAGGTTAAATCTAGATTTTTTATCTTCCATTTCGTTTTTAGTATCTCCGTCTCTTAGTGCCTTAAGGATTCTGAGAGTATTTAACTGGACAAAATCATCTGATACCTTTGCCGCATCAAGTATGTCTTTTTGTGCTTTTTTTGACAGACCAAGACTCTTAATGTACTCTTCTAACCCAGCGATATCAGATATCGTGGAATCCATGCCCGTTCTTCCGTTAGAGTCTCTTATTTCATTCGCTTCCGCTTGCTTACGTGCCATAGCCTCGGCTTGCCGTGCAGTCGGTATTATAACCCTTCGGCCTTCTTTTATTTCGTAAGAGCGTCCCATATGCTTTTTAAGTGTCTACTTGATTGTGCTTGACTATCTAGCCGTTATAGCATATATAGAACCAATGTCAAGAGCATATAAGGTCTACGGAAGAGAAAACATCGAAGATGGTGCTATCAGGCAGATGGACAACGTTATGTCTTTGCCTGTTGTCGTTAAGGGAGCCTTAATGCCAGACGCACACCAAGGATACGGTATGCCAATTGGTGGGGTATGTGCTGTTGAGAATGCCGTAATACCTTATGCCGTTGGCGTTGATATTGGATGCCGAATGATGATGACTGTAATTGTAAATACTTCGTCAAATGTTTTTGATGCAAAGGGTGAGGCAACATATGGTTTACTGAGACAGTCGTTAAGGGAAAGAACTTATTTCGGTGGGTATTCATGCCCGCAAAAACCGAATGAACATCCAATAATGGATGACCCAAGATGGGCTCTTGTTGATAAACTGTCTATTGATTTAAATGGTCAATCTCTGAAGGATAGAGCATGGAAACAATTGGGCACATCTGGTGGCGGTAATCACTTTGTTGAATGGGGTGAATATAACACAACAAGCGAGATTTATAAGGTCATTAATAAGTCTTCATCAAGATGCATAGCCTTAATGTCTCATAGTGGTAGCAGGGCATTGGGCTATACGATTGCTAATTATTTTACCAAGTTGGCATCAAAGATAAACCCACTCCCAGAACCGCTAAACGAACTCTCGTGGCTATCTATGGATACAGAAGAAGGGAAGTTGTATTACGACTTAATGCAACTATGTGGAGACTACTCTGCCGCAAACCATGAATGTATTCATAAGTCTGTCATTAGTTATGTCGGAATGTCTGATGAAGTGACTCAAACGATAGCAAACCACCACAACTACGCTTGGATTGAAGAGTTAGACGGCAAGCCTTACTATGTTCATAGAAAAGGTGCTACGCCAGCAGGCATGGGGACGATTGGAATTATTCCATCATCAATGGCTACAAAGGCTTACGTTGTAATCGGCACTGGTGACGATGAGTCTCTGTCTTCTGCATCGCACGGCTCTGGCCGTGCTATGTCTCGCTCTCAAGCCATTAAGAACATAACAGTCGAGCAAAGGAATAAGGTATTAGAGGACAATAAGGTTGAACTTCTTGGTGCTGGGATAGACGAGTCTCCACAGGCTTATAAGAGCATAGACACAGTAATGGCTAGCCAGTCTTCCCTCGTATGCAAGGTGGCCGAATTCCAGCCAAGAATCGTTAGAATGGGTGGAAAGACCGAGAACGACAGAAGCGAAGGAAGTTAACATCTGGTAGACAGTTATAAAAATTAAATGAATAACAGGTACTACATAATAAAAGTTAAGACTTCCAGCAACAATAATGATGGAAGATTTGTTTATGCATTTAAGGACTCATTCTACAACGACTCAGATGAAAGCGAATCAATGTTTTCTGTTGATGGAGAACTCTTACTTATAGAGTCTCCAGCAGACGCTATAGTAATCTGCACAATGTTAAATAAGAAGTTTTCATAACGATAATTGCCATTAATAAACAAATAAGGCAGGCCACTCGGCCTGCCTTATGTTTTTAAAGGGATGTGTGCTGGAAGATGGTTATGACCCACCAACAGGGGTTAACGGTGCTTTCGCCGTTCCGTATCATCATCAGCCACACAAGTGGATTAGCGGTGGGTGGATTCAATCGAGGAAATACTGGAACGCTCTTGGGGTTAGAGCAACCCGCATGGTCGCAAGACCATGCAACCTTGCATGCCATCTCTGTACATGCTTACCACCTCACCGCTAAAGTTAGAAAGAACAATAGTATATGTATATATATACTAACCGATGAGTGCATCATACTTAATTAAAGCATAGATGCAAGTGTTCTTATTTTAAGGTTTTGCCCTCAACGTTTTCTTCCTCTGTTTTTTCGGCTTCATCTTCCTTCACTTCTTCAACTACTTTCGGGGCTCCAAGGAATCCAAATGCCGCCGCCGCAACAAGTTGCATAACCTCACAGTCCCATAAGTGGTTGGCTCGCTTGCCAATCCGTCTCCACTCTGGCTTTCCATTGTTGCCCATGACTCTTGCCTCGGATTCCATCTGGTCAATGTAGTCTTGTCCGCAGTCGTGCGGACACATATGCTTACCACTCTTTCTCAATCTTGCAAGTTGGTCCTTTAGAGCCAAGTTGGAGAAATGGTGAACTCTTACTACTCCAGTACCAGCATTAACAAGTCTTGCTGGTGCATACGTCTTATTAACTGTCTTCCAGCCGCCAGCCATCTGTATCCGCCAAGGAAACTCTCCTCTTTGGTCGCCTCGCAGGGCCGTCCACTTGTTGATGCCACACTGTCTTATTACGTCATCAAACTGGTCTCCGCAGTCAACATATACTAGTGCACCATGTACCTTGTGAAGTTTCTGGAATGCAAGAACATCCAGCCAAGTAGATACAAACTTCCAAGCACGAAGTCGGCTGTCGCCGCCTTCTGACCAACTTCTGACAAGGCAATAGAATCCGTTTCGCTGAACGTCAACGGTCATAAATCTTGCATTTATTTGGTCTTTTAACGTCTTGTCGCAGTGTATCTTTTTTGTCTTTGGATTGATAAGATACTCGTCATCCCATTCTTCGCCCTGCTTATATTCGCCGATAGACTGAACAGCATCAAATGAATCTGGCTCATCCGTCCAGAATTCAGCCAATTGTTTTTGCTTGAAAATTCTCATTGGGCCTGCGTCACCATTATAATCAAGCATAACCTTTGCTCTCATATAAGACTCTGCGGCAGTGCCCCACGAGCGAGCGGCAAGACAGTTCCAAGTATACCCAGCGTTATAGTCAGCCGCATTTGGGTTTGTAACAGCATAGAACCCCCTTGCGTTCATATCGTCACGTGACGCTCGGCTATCCTTAAATCTATGATTACAACCTTCGCACTCGTAAGTCGTCTCATTTCTTATCTTATTGAAGTCGTACTCGCCTTCGTATATCATGCAGTCATCTGGTATTCTTACCTGCGTCCACTTCCATTCCTGTCTGCAATTGCATAGCGGGCACGCAAAAGACCAAACACGCTTGTCCGTAGTAGTCCAAAACTCTTCAGTCTCGTCTCCAGCAAATCCGCCCTGAGACATAAATATTCTTTTGCCAAGCCAGCCGAATGAGGTTACACGGGCAGATGATTCCGCCAAGTGACCTTTGGGGTATAGCCAAGTTTCGTCAGCAAGTAGCCATCTAATCGAGCGTCTCTGAAGGTTCTTTTCATTGAACGCACCGAGACACCAGAATGTCATTTCGTTAGTCTGAACAGTATCACCCTTTGACTTCTCCTCCCCCTTCGGGAGTTTTGCCATAACAGGGGGGCAGTTTTCCCACAGGACACGGAGACGGGTTTTCATCCAGTCTGCGGCGTTGTCGTTCGTGTCGTTAAGATAAAGAGTCGGGGCTGGCTGTCTTGCTATGATATAACAGGACAACATTTCAGCAAGCAGAGACTTGCCAGACTGAATGGGTGCTATAATCTGAACCAGTCGCTTCTCTGGGTCGGCACAAGCACGGAGTGGCTCTATGAGCCACGGAGTTTCCTTCGCTCTGAAGCCAGCAGGCATTGGGGAGAAAGGAATCTGGCGAATGTTCTTCTCAAGCCAGTCAACAACGTCACCGCCCTCGTCTGGAAGGAAGACCTTGCGAAGTCTAGATTCAAGTTCGTCTGCTAGTTTTATTTTCGTCATTTTTACAATTAATTAAAGTATCTATAAAGCATCGAGTAAAAAGATAGCCAGAGCCTGTTGTTCATAATAGCGTAGTTAATTTTATATATTAACACTAACGCTTGGGCACGCATACTCATA